TTGGGAGACAAGGATAAGACTATCCCCGAATTCATCTCCTGGGCAAACGCAACCCAGATCTGGCAAGAGCATTGCCCAGGCATCAAATCCCCCCGCAATGCCGCATTGTTGGAAAGCGACAAACACGCGCTCACCCGACTCGCGGAGATGGCCGAGCCACTCGTGAAAGAAATCGGCCAAGTATCGCTGGAAATTGAACAACTGGAAAGCCGTAAGAGATTTCTCTCGGCGCTTTATAAAGCATTGGAGCAGCAATACATGGAGTATAGCGAGTCATATCAGAAGCGCTTATCGGCAGGTGAATCAAAATGAAACGGGTTAGAGTTTACAAAGGCTGGAGCATTTACGAAAGCACCGATGGCACATACCGCTATGCAGCCTATCTTCCCGGAGAATCGCCACGCGCTCTTTGCTCCCCCGAATGGGAAGCTGACAGCTTGCAAGAACTTGAAGACTTCATCAACTGCTATTAAGGAAGGAGGAACCGCATGCAAGCAGTGCTGACCGTCTCTAAGCTAGCTAGTCTTATGGGCGTGTCGGATCGCTATGTCAGGATGAAGATTGACAGGGGCGAGATTAAAGGTCAACAGACGCAGACTGCCGAAGGCAGAGGGCGCAGGGGTTACGTTATCCCAGTCAGTACCTTATCTGTCGAGCTGCAGCGCAAGTTTTGGACGAGTGATGCTGAAGCTGCCCAAGAGATAGCGCCCGAACCCGAAACACCCGCAAAGCAGGATGATCTGCAGCCAGGCATCAACTACACACTGGCGGAACTGAAGAATGCTGTTGGTGAAGCTAAGTTTGAATCCATGCTGCAAGAAGCCGAAGCAAAACTTTCCATTATTAAGGAAGCGATGAACCCGCCAGACGGGGTCGAGCGGACATACTGGATTAATACTTTAGCCAACCGCTATGGACGAAGTGCAGCCACCCTCTACCGCGACATAGAACGTTATCAGGAATTTGGGGTGTTGGGGCTTATGAGAAAGAACCGGTTACTGACGCAAGGGCCGCAGCGCTCATCGATCGACGAGGAAGTCGAGAAGCTCATCCGAGCCATGTACCTTGCGCGAACAAAGCCGAAGCCGGCGCATATCTTCCGGGAAACCTTGAAAATTTGTGAGACGAAGGGTTATCGCCCACCTTCCCGCGCTAGCGTATTCCGGTATCTTGCTGACATGGAGCAGTTTGAGCCTGACCTCTGCTGTTATGCCCGAGAAGGCGATGAAACATACTGGAAGCGATTCGCCGAAAAAGCGAGCCGGAAGGAACCGGACTTTGTCAATCAGGTTTGGATGGGTGACCACCACAAGCTCGACTTGTTCATCGCCTATCAAGGCAAGGCCGTCCGACCGTGGATGACCGTATGGTTCGACGTCACAAGCCGTGTCGTTGTCGGATGGACGCTCGCGATCAATGCAAATGGTCGAACCATCGCACTCGCCCTCCGCAATGCCATGTTGCCGAAGCGTATCCAAGGTGAAGACGGTGCGGAGGATGTGCTGGAGATCGGCGGTATCCCCGGCATGCTGTACATCGATAACGGCGAGGACTACAAGGCCCAGATGAGACAGGGCCGAGAGCATGAAGGCTGGGAACTCTCGCGGGAGACACGGGGAATTTGCGCAAGCTTGGACATCAAGGTCCAATTTGCGACGCCGTATCATCCATGGGCGAAGGGGCAGGTCGAGCGTTTCTTTGGAACCTTTACCGACCAATTCGCGCGTTATCAGCCCGGTTGGTGCGGAGCGAACAATAAGGCGCGGCCAGAAGGCTTCGATGAGAAGGCGCTCCTCGCAAAAGGCCAGCTGATGGACCTCGACGAGTTGACCGAGCGGGTCGAGACCTACCTGTACGAGTACCACATGACCGAACATCGCACTTTAGGTATGACGCCCTTGCAGAAGCATTTCAGCGTGCCGAAGATTCGTCCCGGATTTGCGGACGAGCGTGCGCTTGATATTTGCCTCATGGATGTCGATAAAGCAGCGGTTACGGCCAACGGCATCGAACGTTTCGGCACCAGAGGCAAGAAACGCTATTACTGGCATCCTGAACTGCCTGCCTATGCCGGTCAGAAGGTCATTATCCGCTATGATCCGAACCGGATCGGCGAGCTGCTTATCTTCCATCCGAAGACCGGGAGGTATCTGTTCTCGGCTACTAACAAGGAACTGCTCGCCTTTGACGCAAGCAAAGACGATATCAAAGAGCTGGAAAAACGCCGATCCCAGCAGCGCAAGCTCATTCGGCAGACCTTGCTCCAAACGCGAGCGAGCGTCGAGTCCATCACGAACGAACGCAAGGCGGCGGGAACAAGAGTTACGACGGCGAAGAACACGCCGGCAGTCGGAAACGTGCGGCCGATGCTCGGTACCGAGCAAGTCGTTAGGCAGCGTGACGATGAGGCCAAGAAATCAAAGATGAAGCGTCAGGACAAAGCTAGTGTGTTCGAAGACTATATCCTGCGGGAAGGTACGGAAGGCTAATCGCCTACCAGAAGGGGGAACCAGCATGACATTGTTGCAAATCACACCGGCCGAAGAGGTCGCATCCAAAGAAAAAACCCTCCTCCAGATGCTAGTCCGGAAAGAGGGCGTCAAAATCGCAGATGCCGCTAAGCAGATTGGGAAGTCTCGCAGCGCCATCTCACTCTATATTAACGATAAATACACGGAAACTGAAGACCTGAAAATTGCTGTAAGAGAATACCTCAAGGCCGTCGGTGTCTGGACAGAGGATTCCGAGGTTGACGAAGCTAAGCCGGCCATCGATTACATTATCGGATCGGACGAGCTGCCCTTCGTGGAAACCTCCGACGTCAAGCGGATGCGTTACGTTCTGAAGAAGGCCGCGACCAAGCAGAAGTTCGGTATCGTCGCCGGCGACCCCGGACTAGGTAAGACCGAAACGCTCAAGAAGTACATGCTCACGAATCCGGGCAGCGCGATCTATATCCGTTGCAAGTCCACCCACACCGTGAAGAGCCTGCTGCAAGAGCTTGCCGACGCCCTTGGCCTCCCGGATGCCGGTAGCGCCAACCAGCTGACGCGCCGAATCGTGAAACAGCTGATACGCAGCCCTCATTTCCTCATCTTTGACGAAGCCGATTTGCTGAAGACGGTCGACAAGTACGAGGCGCTCCGAGACATTTACGACGAAGCCGGCAACATCGGCGTCGCCCTGATCGGGAACCTGGCCCTGGCTGAGATGTTCCTGGACTTCGCCGATATGCGTCCGGAGCTGAAGCGACTGGCCGACCGCGCCCCCTTCCATCAGCGCCTCAACGGCCCCAGCCGCGAAGAGGTCGAGCAGCTCTTGGAGCGCGTCAACCTGACCCGCCCAGCTAGGCAGCTGATGATTCAGATCGCCATGAACCCCCGGAAGGGCGGCTTGCGAAACTGCGTTGAGATCCTCGACGTGCTGCTCGACATGACGGAAGGCAAGCCGATTTCCGAAGACATGGTGCTTGATATTGGACAGATCAATCTTAATGCGAATGCGTGAGGTGTGATTAAAGATGGCCGTTCTTATTCGATTCATCAACCGACTGTTGCGCTTGGCCGGCTTCCAGCCGGCGCAAACCAGTCAGCCGAATGTGTACCCTGCAACTACGCTGACGCCTATCAATACAGGCATCGTCCTTCGCAGCGAGAACGTACAGCGTCTCGCCATCCGGAAAAAGCGAAGTCAGGCGCGAAACTGGAACAAATGGCGAAGGCGGTGTTCACGCCGGGGAGGGCCGCCGTGATGGAGATCGTCGGCAGGACTGTCAGCCAGCAGCGCGGGAATCCGTTCGGAGGAGGCGCAGCGAGAAAAAAGCCTCTCCGGTGGGAGGATCGCATCCAAGCCGCCCGACGACGTGGAACGACGCTGCGGCGGTTATATCGGGACAAACCCCTGCACGTTTACCGCGTTTCGTTCACGCGGCCGAGCGGCCACAAATGGGATCTGATCATGGATGCCATCCGTGACGAGGCGCATGCCATTGAACGCGCGCGGGTCCATTATGAGGCTGTTGAGATCCACCGCGTTGCATTTATTGGCTACATGCCTTTACCCCATTAAGGAGGCGCTATGCGCAACTATCCAGGCCCGGTGGACCTCGCCATCCCGAACCAAGCCAACGAGCTGCGCGGGACGTGCGTCAGCGAGGTAACCACACGGCAAATGACATCTGAAGAGCGTCAGAGACTTGGTAGCCTTGAAGCTAACCCTCGGGACTCGAAATTTAAAAAGCCCTTCTCCCTCCCTACGAGGAGGAAAACCACTAATTGATGGAGGCGATCTACATGAAATTGAATATCCAGCTCGTGATCGACGACAACGTTGTCCGCGCAGCCTTAAAGGAACGCGGGGTCGATGTGAACAAAGCGAATATAGCACGGCTCGGCAAGCTAATCTCTGGCAATCACCTGCGTGCCGACGCAGAGTTTCTCCAAACCCTGACCGAAGACCGTTCGGAGCTGTTGATGCACGGCTTCACCTTCCGAAAGGAGGCCGAACGGATTGGATAAACGACTGATGGCTCAGCTTCGGGATTCTCATGTAGTGATCAAACGTGACGATTTGTCTCACTTGACGAAGCTGGAGCGAGGTGCTCTCGCGTTGGTTATGGAATCTGTTGCCCGTTACAGGATCGAGTCCGGCAAGCGGCCGAATCATCGATATCTTGTCATCAATACGGACGAGCCTTATGCAGAGGATATCGTCGACATCCTTCGTGCCAATGGTCACTGGGAAGACGGACAAGCGGGGCGGCCTCGTGTGAGTCGGGCGGATATCTACTGGGATGCGCTCAACGAAGTGCGGCAGCTCACGGCCGGTCACGAAGGCGAACCATTTGACTGCATCGGTGCCACAGCGGAATATGCGCTAGCCATAACGGAGCCGGCTGCGGCCGCACGAGAATATCTTCGCCTTAGCAACGTAGAGCGTGGCCTTCAGGATTACCAAAACATTATGCCTTCCGGTGCAACTGCTAAGGACGTGTTCGCCTGGATCGAATCTACCACCGGGTACCGCAGCGCTATGGAAGATCTGCCTGAGTCTTGAGGGACAGGCAATTATTACCCGATTGGGGGGGGAGAACATGCCATACATCATCCAAGATATGGACACAGGTGCTTGGCTGAAACATAAAACCGGCCATGGGGACGATCATCCTTTCGAGGACGTCTTCGACCAGACTGTCGCCGAACGCTATGTTGGGTTCGAACATGTATGCTACGTCGCGTTCTGGTATACCGACAAGGACCGCAAGTGGAGAATCGTCGATGTCGAATCGGAGGAGACGTTCGTTCATGCGGGAGGCGGAAAATTCGTTCGTGAAGATCGATCTGCTGTTTTTGAACCAGAGGAACCTGACAGTCTGACGCCTGCAAAACGCTTCCGTTGGACAGACCGGCTAGCCTGCGTAGAAGCATTATCCTTGGAGACGGCAGACAACGGCGGCAGATATGCCGCAGCACTCCGCACCATCCGACTCCGTGATTATTGTCGGAACGCTTCCAGAATGCCACAACGCCAGCATGCGAGCTTGAAACGCGATGTCAACAAAATGGTGAAGGATATTCTGCACATGCGGGAATCTGCCGACGTCGGGGATATCGTAAAGATTCAAAAACTTGTTCCGTCCGTCTTGCCTGGCAGCGCGATCCGCGACGGCCGCAAATTGGTAGAAGCGGAAGTCATCAGCAAAGTGAGAGTCGCATCGTCCTTCCGCTATCAAGTCAGGAGGCTGGACGATCAAGCGATTCAGACCGGTAACGGCCATCTGATCAAATCCATTGTTCGGAAAAACGACTCTATGAAAGGTGACTTGTATGACGAAAAAACGACCAGCAGCGCAGCCTACCCTCGTCGCACAGCCACCAGATCCTAATCGATCGTTTGTCCTCCTGTCGCTCAATGAACTGAACGCCGGAACGTTGGCCGTCTCTCTTGAAAGCCTCTATCGCCAGGTGCAACGACAGCCTAGAGAACGAAAGGTCGAAAAGCTCCACTTTGACGAGACGGGTCGGGTTCTTGATGTCCGTTACGCGGAAGAGGCTAAGCCATGATCAGCATGAAGGACGCCATCCAGCAGAACACTGGTCTGATGGCCCGCGTTGCGGAAGTGCAAAACCGGTATACTCCGGCGTACTACCGCGAGCAGCTCCCGGAACTGGCAGATCTCGACGTTACAGACGACCAAATCCGCAGGGCGAGTGTGCAGCTCTACGAGCGCATACGCCAGAAGGAACAGTGCGCGAGCTGCACAGGCTATCTCAAGTGTCAGCGGCCGGTAGATCATGAAGGCATGATCGTCGTCTTAGATGTGCAAGGGAACGACGAAGCCGCTCATGGCAGGCACATCTGCAGCCGGCTGCAGAAGTGTGAACGCTTGGAAGAATACCTGCTGGAGCAGCGCTGGTCGAAGCTCCTCCAACTATCCGGAAAGGCGGCCAATGACAAAGGACTTACGTTTAGCAATTTTCCCAGCGCTCAGACGCGCCGGCACAAGAAGCTCTGCGCTTACGTTCATGATTTCGCGAACAATTTTGAGCCGGGACAGCCAAAGAGCGGCGTTTACATCTTTGGGCCGCCGGGTACCGCCAAAACCCATCTGATGCTTGCGATGGTCAATCGTTTGGAGGAGCGGCGAATACCATGCCTATTCATTCGCACAGACGCTGTCTACCGTAATCTGCGGGGCATGCTCACCCGCAAGGAAGCACTGGATACCGTTCTTGAATCGTACAGCAGCACTCCTGTCCTGGTGATCGACGAGTTTGCTCAAGAAGCCGCTACAGATTTTACTGTCGACATCATCTTCGAACTTATCAACGCTCGTTACGGAAATGGATTGCCAACCTTCGCGACCAGTAATTACAGTCCAGATGACATCTACAGCAAGGCAAGCAAAAAGCTAGGCCTTGACGCGAAGGTCGAAGCAATCCGCAGCCGGCTCCAGCAGCTCATGATGCACAAATACATGGACGGTGAAGACGGCCGCCGTCTCAACCGGCCGGATCTATAAGGGGGAACCATCATCATGCCCTACAATCTTTTCGAAGTCCCGCAGGTGAACGGCTTGGACGAGCTAAACGCAGCCCACCGTGAGCTGAACCTCGCCTGGCAACAATTCGACCAGTCGCCGCCCGATCCGGCACTGATCGACGCGGCGATCTTTCGAATCAATTCAGCAGAACGCCGGTACAGCGCGATCAAGTCCAATCATCGAGATTCCCGCTCTCCCCGTTCTAACGAAACACTAACTACCACATCGAGAGGATGGCATCAATGGCTAAAACGAAAGAGCAACCCGTTTTCCAATCTTGGGACGAAGTGAACGAGGGGATGCGTTCCCTAATCGAGATCGACCAACACGTAACGAACATTGAGTCGACCATGAACAATCAACTGAACGAGATCAAGAAGGATGCCGAGCTACGAGCGAAGCCCCTGCTCGCCCAGAAAGAGAAATTAATGAAGGACATCCAGGCCTTCACGGAGCATCATATCGATGAATTCCGCGAGAGCAAGACGAAAAGTCTCACCTTTGGTGAGGTCGGCTTCCGCCGGGCGACTAGTATCTCGTATCGGAATGTCAAGGCCGTCCTGGAAGCGTTGAAACTGCACAAAATGACGGATTGCATCAAAGTGACGGAGGCCATCGAAAAGGATCAGTTAAGCAAATACGATGACGCCGCCCTTGCACGGATCGGAGTGAAGCGGACATCGAAGGACAAATTCTTCTTGAAACCTGCTGTCGAAAGGATTGAGGTTCAATGACAACGAGAATCACGCCGAAGGAACGGTCGACCAATCGGCCGCAGCCGCTCCTCCGTTCCCTACCAACCGGCCGAGCACAGGTCCAACTAGATATGGACATCACGACGTCGACGCGCGGCGCGATGGACTTACTGAGCGGTGTCAGCACGTTTATCCAAACAGCAGGAGATAAAGGGAAATTTCGCTTGATCCTCTCGCTCGAAAAAGCATCCGAGGAGGAATCCGTGAATGATGATAGCTGAACAAGCAATCGAATTTAGCCCCCACTACGACCGCCTCTTCGACGCCGATCTGACAACAACAGGCGGATCGTATCGCTGGATGATGTCGATTGAGGATTGCATCTGGCAATACCAACATGGAGTGGATAACTAGCGCGAATGACACATAACAAACAGAAGACCCTCATTCGTGAGGGTCGGACTGTTTCAGGAGGAACACTTGTGGCAAGCGGCTGCATTTTTGGGGAGTGTCCATATTGTGGTGAGCTGGTGTGGGAGGACGGATATAGCCTCGATAGATTCGACCGCATATGTTGCATAGGCTGCCGTGTCAAAGCAGGAAAGAAAGCCGCGATGGAACTCAAGCTGAAGATCATGCAAGAAGCGTTAGAAAAATTGTCTCGGGAATCATTTGTCGCAACTGAAGCGCTATTTAAAGTCCGAGAGATTGACGGGCAGCTTTGAAGTTGGTGATTGGGAGGGATTTAAGATAATGATCACAGCTGAACAACGAAGGAAAATATTCGGCCTGCAAAAGCAACATGCGGTAGATGAAGATGACCTGTACTCAGTGGTCGAGCAGATCAGCGGAGGCAGAAGCATCTCGGCCTTGACCAAGGACCAGGCTATCCAAGTTATCGACCGTCTGGCCCGACTGGCCGGGGAAGCAAAACCCGAGCAGCGCAGCAATCGTGCAAGCGATGCCCAGCTCAGCAAGATTCAAAAGCTGGAGAAAGACATGGGTTGGTCGACCGATCCATCCAGGCTACAGGGCTTCTTGCGCAAGGTCGTTGGCGTGGACCGGCCGATCTGGCTGACCAAGCAACAGGCGAGCAAGGTCATCGAAGCCTTGAAGAACATGCAGGGCCGCGCGGAACGCCGACCACCGCCGCAGCCATAAAACATTGCGGGGGAGGAATGTGTATGAGCATAGTTGAACATTGGGTAAATGATATCAGACCCGAAGACCTACCTGATCCGTATAACAACATCGCGCTGGAGATTGGTGTGGATCAAACAATGAAGATAGCCTTGCGTTTTGGCGGGACTCAGGTGTACTTTCCAAAGTACGACAGCGTACTGAGCAACGCCCGAGATCGCCAGATTCGCAAAGAGTACGACGGATACAATACGAAGGAGCTTGCATTAAAATTCAACTTGACGGAGAATTGGGTGCGGAGTATTGTACGGGGTAAGTCTCCGGAGGAGGATCTGGACCAGAACCAGCTGAAGCTCTTTGACGACGATCCCCTGTGAGTGTTTCACCAAAGTATGTTTCTCAACTGCTTTACCCGACTATATGAGCCATATTCGATAAGCTATCAATGTAACCACACATTGATAGCTTTTTTATTTTTCAAAGGGGGATTTCAACTGGATACGTTGCCTGTCGGAGTACTTGCATTTCTGGTTGTGACGATGCTTGGCGTCGTGAGCTATTTTCTCAAGGATCTGAACTCGTCGATCAAGCAAAAGGAAACCCAGCAAGACAAATCTTTGGACGGTATCAAATCGGAATTCAGCAAGCTGAAAGAAGAGCTGCCGGCGAAGTATGTGATGAAAGAAGATTTTAATCGAGTCCTGCATGAGCTCAAGGAAGATCAAGCTCGCAACCTGAAAGAACTGAAAGACGATCAGACACGCGCCATTGCTGGCGTCGAACATAAAGTAGATACGCTGACCCGGGACGTGCGCGACATGCTGCAGCTCGTCTCGAAACTTACAGGGGCTGGGGGCAAATCGGAATGAACAACTCAAACAAGGAAGTTCGCGGCTTCATCCTTTCCATTCTAAAGCTGCAATATCCAGGAACGGCGAGCGACCGGCTGATCAGTCTGACGCTGAACGATTCGCATCTTGAGTCCGCTCTGCCGCAGATTCGCGGTCACCTCCACTATCTCGAAGAAAAGGGCTACGTCAAGACGGAGGAAGGCAACGAACTCGGCATGCAGCGGACGATGGCGACGCTGACGGCCAAAGGCATCGACCTGCTTGACGGCAACATCCCGGATGAACCGGGCATCATGGTGATCCGATAATGTCCCGCCGCAAGCACAGCAAAGTCCTCCAGCTGCCGGAGGAGATCGTCGAAGCGGTCAACAAGCAACTGACGAGCGGCATCCCCTATCGCGACATTGCGGATGCGATCAATAAGCTGACCCCGGAGACCGGCATCGAGGTCAGTCACATGGCCGTGCAGCGATACGGCAAGGACTTCCTCGGCCGGCTGGAGCGATTGAAGATCGTCAATGAGCAGGCCAAGGCCATTATCGACTCGCACGGAGACGGCCCGGATACGGCGCTCAGCGAGGCAGCAAACAAGATGGCGCTGTCGATCATCATGGAGACGCTCCTCTCCGCACAGAACAGCCTGGAAGGCGAGAGCCTGACAGCTGTCATGCGGGCGCTTGCCCAGCTGCAGCGCAGCTCCATCGCGAGTGAAAAGCTGAAGTTCCAGTTCGATAAAGGCGTATCCAAGGCGGTCGCCGAAGTCCGGGCCGGTCTCCAGGAAGAGCTGAAGAACGATCCCGATCTGCATCATCGGCTGCTGGAGAAGCTCAGCCAAGTGGAAGCGAACTTGCTAGCCGCTGCCAATTAAGTCGCTGATTGAACGAAAGAGGTAGGGTTATCCATCCTACCCAGAGGCCTGGGATGTGGGTCCTCCCCCTCCCTGCATCCTGGGTCTCTGAGTGCGGATGGATATCGCACTACGCTCCTTGATAACGGCTGCCAAGCCGTGCGTCTGACAAGCGCACCATATCGCCCCTTATTAGGGATGCAGGGGCCGCTAGCCGAGCAATCGGGACGGGCTGGGAACCCGTACGGCGTTGCGACGATCCGGTTGATCCGGGGAGCGATCAGTGAGAACAACCGCGAACCTGCATCCGCTGGAGACGATGTCTCCGAATCGAGCCGGAGGTGATGGACAGTGAAGCCGTCCAAAGGCAAGACGAGCGGCTCCTCCCTGCTGCAGAGCCTCGTCGGCCAAGAAGAAACACGACAAACCGAAAGTTGGGAGCTTGCGTTGTGGGAGCAACATGCGATCAAGTTCTCGGCTGTCTATGCAAATAAAGGCAAGCTGCCCTTTGCCGGCCCCGCCGGATTGCGCCGGATGCTTGGGGCGCATGACTTGGAGTATTTCGGGAAGGCCTACTTCCCCCACTACTTCAGCCGGCCCGCCCCGGAGTTCCATCGTGAGCTTGACGCGATCTGGCAAAAAGGCGTGTTGAAGGGCTTGGTCCCGCTCGAACCCGAAACGGTTAAGCGGATCAGCCGCATGAAGGGCGTCAAGCGAGCGATTGCCGCGCCCCGTGGTCATGCCAAGTCGACATCCTTTACGTTCAAGGATGACATCCATGCCATCCTCTATCAGTACAAGCATTACATCCTGATTCTCTCCGACTCGTCCGACCAGGCGGAAAGCTTCCTCGAAAACATACGCGAGGAATTCGACGAGAACGAACGGATCAAGGAGGACTTCGGCGATCTACAGGGCAAGGTGTGGCGGAACGACGTGCTGCTGACTAGTACCGACATCAAGGTCGAGGCGATCGGTTCGGGCAAGAAGGTCCGGGGCCGGAAGCACCGGAACTGGCGGCCGGATCTCATCGTCCTGGACGATATCGAGAACGACGAGAACGTCCGGACCAAAGAGCAGCGGAAGAAGCTGTCGAACTGGTTTTTCAAGGCCGTTTCGAAAGCCGGCGATGATTATACGGACGTCGTCTACATTGGCACGTTGCTCCACTACGACGCGCTGCTGACGAACCTGCTCAAGAATCCCGGCTATCAGGCCAAGAAATACAAGGCCGTCATTACTTGGTCGAATCGACAGGACTTGTGGGACGCTTGGGAAGCCATCTACACGGATCTCGACAACGAGAACCGCGAGCAGGACGCTCTCACATTTTTTGAGACAAACCGTGAAGCGATGCTGGATGGGACCCAAGTTCTCTGGGAAGACAAGCTGTCGTATTACGACCTGATGGCCATGCGTGTATCGGAAGGTATTGCCTCGTTCAACTCCGAGGAGCAGAACGACCCGATCAATCCGGAAGACTGCCTCTTTAATGAGGAATGGTTCGATTACTATGACCCGCTGCAGATCGACTTTTCGGAGGGGTTCATATTTATCGGCTTCGTCGATCCCTCGCTGGGCAAGACGAAAAAGAGCGACTACAGCTCGATCATAACGCTGGCCGTCCAAGTGAAGACTGGCTACATGTTTATCTTAGATGCCGATATCCAGCGCCGCCATCCGGACGTGATTATCGAGGACGTGCTCCAGAAGGAGCGCTGGCTGCGTCTGACCTATGGCCGGGGCTATACCAAGTTTGGCTGCGAGACGACCCAGTTCCAATGGTTCCTGAAGGAGCAGCTCGCGGCTCGTTCCGCCGAGGTGGGCTTGTACCTTCCGATTGTCGAGGTCAATCCCAAGGCGGACAAGAAGATGCGGATCGCGACACTGCAGCCTGACGTCAAGAACAAATACCTGAAGTTCAACCGGCAGCACAAGCTGTTGATCGAACAGATGACAAATCATACCGAAAAAGGCGACTCCCACGACGACGGCCCAGACTCGCTGGAAGCCTGCCGAACGCTGGCTAAGGGCGTCGGCAAGCTGGATAGTAAGTTGCTGGGAGTCTTTAGGGGGGTGAAGATTTGGCCGCGAATTGGCTGAAGACCTTTATCGGTGAAATATCGAAGCTGCGCACGAACGCCTGGAAGATGATCACCGGTCGGATCGGAGGCAAGTACAATCTTGGGTCCAGCGGCCTGACTGTGGACAATAGCCGGGTGGATTACGCGAAGGCACGGGCGCTCTATGACAATAGCGAGGATAGCTATAAGTTGTCCGCCGGCTTTTGCAAGCCGCTCATCAATGCGAAAGCCGGCTTCATGGGCGTTCCTGCCTTCGAATCCGAAGATGAAGACGCCAATGAAGTGCTGAAGGATTTCTTCGGGGAGAATCATTCCAGAATGAATCGGACGCATGGCAAGGCGCTTTCGGAAGGTGACTGCTTTGTTTGGCTCACGCGGGAAGAGACGGACAACGTCCTCTATCCCGAATCGGGTGCGCGGCTGAAATACACCATCATCCCGAACGAAGAAGTTATCAGCATTTTGCGAGATCCGCTGACTCGCGAACCGGTCGAGTACGTCCTCCGCTCGACGGTGGAATGGTTGGACGACAGTGGCGAGAAACGGAAGACGGTCGTCGATCAGCGCATCACTCGACACCGGCGGACGGTCGAACTAAGCGGCGACTTGATTCCAGGCTATGAGAGCTTTCAAGAGATTCAAAATCCTTGGGGCTTCATTCCCATTGAGCATTTCCGCAACGAAGCGGCCGAACATCGGATCTATGGCCAGAGCGATCTGGAGCCTATCGAGCCCTTCCTTCGCGCCTATCATGACGTGATGATGGACTCGCTCCAAGGTAGCAAGCTCCACTCAACGCCTCGGCTGAAGCTGACGCTGAAGGATGTCTCTTCCTTCCTCGCCAACAACTTCGGGATCGCGAATCCGCTGGAGTTTGTGCAGAAAGGCGGGACGATCTCGCTGGAAGGCAAGGAGTTCCTCATTTTCACCGAGGGCGAAGACGCTGCTTTCATTGAAGCTCAGTCGGCCATGGGCAGCGCTGCCGATGCACTGCTCAAGCTGCTGTACTACTGCATCGTCGCAACATCGGAAACACCGGAGTTTGTCCTGGGCGTGCATACGCCATCGGCCCAGGCGAGCGTCTCCGAGCAAATGCCGGTCTTTGTTCGTGCGGTCAGCCGCAAAAGGGACAGCTTCGCCAGCAACTGGAAGCGACTCGCCCGCATGGTGCTCGCCATGACGGCAGCCGCCGAAATGAAGCAGTTCGAAACGTACGCGACCGAGCTGGTATGGGAAGAGATTGACCCGCGCGACGAGAAAGAAGCTGCCGATACGCTGAAGGCGCTGACGGAAGCTTTGGACACGGCCGTCCGGGGCGAGATGTTGTCGAAGGACTCGGCCGCCGAGTTCCTGAAGGCGTACATCCCTACCATGAAGGATTATGATGCGGATGACCAAACGGCCGACACGGAGCTGAGACGAATCATCCAGAACAGAATCGTTTCGGAGCGACTGGCGGACGGCGCGGCCGGGATTGAATTCCTGAATCGAACAAACGAGGTGGCATAGATGTTCTCTTTGCGCTACTCTCCGGGATCGTCTGTCCTGATCGTCTCGGACCAGTACGAATTCGGCTTGCCGCTAGGCGCTGAAGCTCGGGTTATCGAAGTGGACCCATCCGGCTTTACTGCCACCCCTTACCTTGTCCATGTACCCGCCATCAAACGCAGCTACTGGGTCGCTACCGGGGATCTCCGCACAGCGGAAGAGCAGATGGCGGACGAGGCAGACCTGATCATCCATCATGCCCTGCTTGATTTCGCGCTCGCTACGCGCAATCAGATCCTGTTCGATTCGCTCTACCCGGAGCCGGCAAGGTGAGACGAAATGAGTGATGACCTTGAGGCAATTAAGAAGGCTGCTGGCGAGTATGCCCAACTGGCGATTGCTGCTCGCCGGGAATTTATCATCCTACGCCTGAAGCAAGATACCGAGATCCGGAACGTGCTGATCCGCGCGGCCAGCTCGCTCTCCAAAACGATGGAAGGCGGCGGGAACGCACCGATCTCCGGCCGCCTGATGACCAAGATCGAGCAGCAACTGAAGGATCTCGCCAACCAGCTGCAATCGGAATATGCCGATGCCGTGGACGGTCAGATCAAGAAGGCGGTCGAGATCGGTACGCAGACGAGCAAGACGATCACGCTCAACCTGCTGACAGGCAAAATCAAGACGCCCCTCATCACGAAGCAAGGCATCGATGATGTCTTCGTACGGATCAATGAAGATGCCGTGCGGGCCATGTGGGAACGCACAAGCCATGGCCTGAAGCTCTCCAAGAGGATCTGGAACATGTCCGAGCAGAACGTCAAGGTGATGACAACCATCGTCCAGGACGCGGTCGCGACCGGGCAGGATGCCGTCCAGACAGCTCGGATGCTGGAGCAATATGTGAGGCCGGAAGCGAACATCCCGGTCAAGTATATGAAAGGACTCATGGAGCGCACCGAAGGCATCCCGGAAGATCTCAGCTACCAGGCGTTACGGGTTGCCCGGACGGAAGCGACGGCAGCCTTCGGTCTGGGCACAATTCGAGCGGCACAGGCATCGCCCAGTGCCATCGGCATCCAGTTCTGCTTGTCTCCCTCTCATAAGGTGCGAGACATTTGTGACGAGCTGGCCACACACGATGTCGGTCTTGGACTGGGGGTCTATCCGCTGAGCGATCCGCCACCCTATCCGGCGCACCCGAATACGATGTCCTTCCTGGTCGAAAAGCATCTGGAAGGCGACGCATTTGTGCAGGATCTGCTCGCCTGGGTGGATGATCCGAACAGCCAGCCGAACCTCGAAAGCTGGTATCAGGACGTTTACAAGCGGACGACCGCCTAGAATCGATTCTGAGCCGCTACGGGAATTGTCGCCCGATTGTAGGACGAGCGACGTTTACCCGCGTTATCACGCGTTATAACGGCGTTAACGGGCGCAATTTGCCGAACGGTGTCGCGCACATCGAAATTTAGAGGCACGAGGTGATGAAATGGGCAAAAAAATGACCTGGTCGCGGCTGCCGGGGATGACCAGCTCCACGATCCGGCCGGAAGACATTCCGCCGGCACCCGGGGTCGACGTCGAGGCCATCAAAGCCGGTGATGCCGATCCTCTGGAAGTGGTGGTCGAGGTACCGGCCGGCAAGTCGACACGAGGTTGGAACTACAAGCCAGAAAGTTTGAAGGCAATCGTAGATCACGTGAACCGCGATACGCTTTCCGGATTCCTCGGCCATCAAAAACCGGAGGATGTGTCGAGTGCATTCGAAGCGCCCGTGACGCACTGGGTCGGGGCTAAGATGGACGGCGCAAACGCCTACTTTCGCGGAGTCATTGACGCAGCTGCGTCGGATCTCAAACGCTGGATTCGGGCACGCAGGATTAAACAGGTCAGCATCTTCGGCATGCCCAAGTTGGCAACCGTCGCCGGGGAGACCGATGTGGTCGATTACCGACCGCTGTCCATCGATTGGACCCCTCTCGACCGGTCCGGTATGCCGACGAGGATCGTTGCCACTGGCGAGATGGACGTATTAGAAGAAGACGAAGACCAAGGAGGAACCCAAGTGAACTGGAAAGAACTGATCGCGCAGCTGCTCGCCCTTGTATCGGGCGGCACGGTTTCCGTGACCGATATCATGGCCGAACTTGATCCGGAAGGATCGGCCAAGGCCAAGCAGGACGCGGAGCTGATCGCCAGCATCCGCACCGCGCTCGGGATTGCCGATGATGGCGATGTCCTGGCTGCCGTGACGGAGGCTGCGAAGGCGCAGGCCGATGCCGGCAAGACCGATCCGAACGCGCTGGTCAACAACGCCGTCAAGAGCAAGGTCGCCGGCGAGATGGCGCAACAGCTCATCGCCAAAATGTTGCATCCCAAGGAAGATGCGACGCAGGAGCAAATCACCGGCGAGCTGGATGCGTTGCTCGCAACGCCGAACGTCAAGGAAATGATCAGCAAACTGCATCTCGACCACACCCTTACGGGCGATGGCGCAGGCGGCACGGCCGCAACCAAACGAACCGCGTCGATCTAAGACGCCAAGGAGGATCAACCAAAGATGAATCCTGTATCTTCAACGAAGTTCGCCGTCGGCATGAACAAGATCAGCGACGGCAAGGCGGTTGACGTGACGGTGCCGCAGAATACCTCGCTGAAGGCTGGCGACTTCGCCATGCTGGACGGGTTTTTCGGGCTCGTACCGATCAACGTCAAGACGGAGGCCGGCGAGACGGTCGTCATCCCCCTGCAGATCGATCAGGTCGAATATGCCACGGATCAGATCACGGTAGCCCAAGCCTTCGCCAAGGGCACCAAGTGCTACTGGGATGCCGCCACGAACAAGCTGACGGAAACGGCGTCCACGAATCGCCTGGTCGGTATTGTCACGAATGGCAAGTCCGCCAGCAACGTCATCGACTTCTTGCTCGGTCCGCAAATCTAAGCATCCGCGTCTAGCGGATAGCCACGGGAGGAAATCAAGAATGAAAGTAATCACGATGGACGGCCTCCGCGCCGCCCGGCGCACTGGCACGATCCAGCAACCTGTCAGCTACAAAATGAACGGAAAATCGCATGCCGTCACGAAGCAAATCGTCAACGGCGAGATGGATGTCCGCTGGTTTGAAAAACCGCTCGGCGAGCTGATGACGTTCGGCAGCATCGCCGATCAGAAAGCCTTCAGTGAGAAGGTCGTCCTGGACGTCGAACTCGGCCGGGAGCAAGTGCCGTTGCTGTACAAAGAAATCTACGACGAGATTAGCGACCCGAACCTGCCCAAATTGCTGGAAGCCAAATGGGCGCTGACTGGAGCTTGCATCTTCGCGGAGCACATCGAAGCCGGCGAGGTCAAGTTCAGCACGCTTATGGCTGAGCAAGGTCCGATAGCCAAGATCAAGACCTACACCGGCGGTTTCGAATATACGAAGGAAATGTTTGAGTACAATCAGACTTACGACGTTGAGACGCTCAACAAAGGCATGGGCGAAGGCTGGAATGCACTGCTCAACCATCTGCACCTCGGCGCGATTATTACCGCCACCTACAAACCGGAGAACAAGACGGCTGTCGTACCAGGTGAAGCCGGCGACGAGCGCTGGGTGACGTTCTATCGCACTCTTTCGGCTGCCGTGAAGGCTGCCGCGACTGCGAAGCGACCGGGTACGCTGCTGCTCGCCGCAACGTCGGACCGTCAGGACATCGAACAAGCGTTGAAGGGCTTTACGCATGATGGTACGGTCTACCCGCCGATTCCAGGTATCACGACCATCGTGTACTATGACGGATACCAGATCACGGTCGGCAAAAAGGAATACAGCTACCCTGGCGTTACGCCGGGCAAAGCGTATCTCATCCGCCCGAAGCGCGGCTTCAAGGAACTGATCAAGCGCGACTTGGAGATTGAGACCAATCAAGGCGATCTCTCCCGCCTGGTCGAGAGACAGGTTGTCGGCTACGGATTCCGCGGCGTGTTCGCGGCAATCGGAGAGAACATTCAAGAGATCTCCTTCTCCTAATCAATACCTACAAGCAAAGGCCGGCAGTTCGCCGGCCTTCGTGCTGATTGGAGGGCAATATGATCGCAACCCCTGAATCCATTGTGGAGCTGCGAGAGCTGTTGGACGAAGAGATCCCGGATGGCGGCAGCGAAAAGGATACGGCGTTCACCGATGCCCGGCTAGTCTCCTTGCTTACGGCGGCCAGCAATTTACATGCAGCTGCTGCAGAGGGATGGCGCAGGAAAGCGGCGAAGCTGCAGAAACGACTCGGCGAGATGGCGTCCTATTCGGTCGGCGATGAAAAGTACCAGTATACGTCGCTCTCGTCTGCGCTTGAAGCAGCGCTGAAGATGGCCGACACGTTCGACGAAACGGCTGGGAAGTCCTCGTCGACCGGCAGTCTCATGATGCGGTTGACGCCGCCGAATATCCTATGATCCCTACGATTACGCCCGCGATGCGTGAGCGGCACGTCCGCTGGAACATTGCCCAGAACCCGGTGGAGATCCTGCTCGAACGCACGAGCAAGGTCCGCGCCGGTGGCGGGTACCGTGACGAAAAGTCGAGCCATGGCCCCTTTACCGTTCGCATCTACATGGCTAGCTCCGCAGGAGCCAACGAAAAATCGTCCACAGTCGGAACCAAAAACGTGAGCGCCACATTTTCGCTATTGGCCGATGCGTCTGCGGACATCCGGGCCGGGACTGATGTGACGGACCGGTTCGAAGCAGCCGGGGTCGGAAGTTTTGAAGTCTCGGACGTTGTGCCGATCATGTTGCAGGGCGAGATATGCGGTTATCAAGTCAAGCTGGAGAAGGTGACCTGATGGGCTTGGCGGATCAATTCCAGCAGAAGATTGAACGCCGGCAAGCGGCTACGTTGGCCCTCGGACAACATTGGGCAAAGCGCATGGAGTCAGAGGCCAAGCAAAAGGCGAGCTGGCGGGATCGCACCGGCCACGCCAGGCAGGGCATTCATGGTGGCGTGGAAAAGCGCCGCGACGTCATCGTCTTATATCTGGCACATAGCATGCGCTACGGCCAATGGTTGGAGACAGGCAGCGCACCGCATGTCATCCGAGCCAAGACCAAGCGAGGGCTGTTCTGGGGCGCGACCCGCGCGAACGGAAAACCGCTGATCGTGAAGAAAGTCAACCATCCGGGAACGAAGGCCCGCCCCATCATCCGACCTACCATGGAAAGGAACCTGAAGGGACTGCGGGCCGATCTGCGCAAGATTTGGAGCGATGGTAAATGAGAAATGGCATACGGCAGCGGCTGCTGACGGCCGTACCGGGCATCACGGATGTCTACGAGCCGCACGCTGCAGATGCGGATTCGGTTAAGCCGTACCTTGTCATCACCCAGGGCGAGGACAGCGAAGAAAGCGACTGGGCGGGCTTCCGGCGCATCATCGAGATCTGGCCGGTCGTGGACCGGACGAGCTTTGCCGAGGTCGACAAGCTGGCGAAGCAGATCCAGTCCGCGCTGGACGAGCAGCTGCTGGCCGATCCGGATACGAGTGAAGTGTTCACCTGCTCGTATATCGGATCAAACGGTGCGGACGAGGTAGACACGGAATGGAACGCGATTACGCGGGGGCTGCGGTTCGCAGTCTATGCGATTCAGCCGGTCGGCCTGCCGGAGCTTGCCGTCGACGATCCTTGGCTGGAGGCGCTGGCTGTTTGGACGGAGCAGCAGCTCGGCGCTGACTGGACCGTCTACCGGGGACTGTGGCCGCCGGGCTACACCCGTCCTTCCGTCCTCTGGCGCATTGCCGGCATGGAAACCGGCGAAGTCGCCGCTGCGGCCATTGAAGTCCGCATGCGTTTTGTCGGTCATGTCCTTGGCACGTCCCAGACGGAGACGAATGCAGCATTAGTGCTGCTGCCTTGGAAGCTGCAGACGTCCGTCAAGATCCCGCTGGATCTGGCGGACAGGCGATACCTGCAGGTTATCAATCCGGCAGCGGACCACAAGGCCGATGCGCTGACCGGCGGCCAGCTCAGCGTCACCCTGAAACGGAAAGTCGCACGCCCGGCGGACTTCGCTCCGCTGATGGCGCAAATCTATTCCACTGGAAAATTGGAGTGAGGTGCAACCGTGGCAAAAACCGAACCGCAAGAACAAGCGCCCGCTTACCCGCGCGCCGAACTGCTGGCCCATAGCGAGCAGCTCTTCGACGTCCGGAGCGAGATCCTGATCGGCGCTCTGCACGGCCGCCAGCAGGACGAGTACACCATTGACGAGGTCCGGCTGGCAGTTAAGCAATTTCAAGAGAGGAAGGTGAAGTAAATGGCTGGAGGTACGTGGAGCCCGACAGATATGCCGATCCTCCCCGGTTTCTTTTTGAATTTCAAAGCGGCAGCTCTTGCTGCTATCGGCCCCGGTGCCCGAGGGGTTGTAGTGGTGCCGGTCAAGGCTCACTGGGGTCCCGTGAAGTCCTTTGTCGAGATCGTGAGCGAAGTCGATATCGCGAATCGCTTTACGGATGACGAGTCGAGCGGCGCGACGGCCTATACGACGTTACGCCTGGCCTTACTGGGCGGGGCCAAGAAGGTACTGGCCTATCGGATCGCGGACAGCTCCGCTGCGAAGGCGTTCAAGGTTCTGCAGGACACGACTGCGACGCCGGTTGATGCGCTGCGCATCGAAGCGCTGCATCCGGGTGCCAGAGCGAATGCATTCCGCCTGGTCGTACAGCCCAATCTGGTCGATTCGACGAAGAAAGACATCAAGCTCTATGAGGATACGACCCTGCTGCGGACATTTACTTTCGCGAGCGGCACAGTACAGGCGGCGGTCGACGCCATCAACGGCGACGCGGCTAACCAGTGGATTACGGCTATCAAGCTTGCGGACGGTAACGGTACGCTCGCCAACCAGGCGGGCGCCATACTGAGCGCCGGCGCGTCTGGCATCTCCGGTATTGTCAACGCAGACTATACAGCGGCGTTGTCGGCCTTCGAGACGCAGCAGTTCAACGTGTTGGCGCTCGACGGGATCTCCGATCCTGCCCTGCAAGCAAGCGTGGTCGCTTGGGTAGCGCGAGTGCGGAACGAAGGCAAGTTGATTCAAGCGGTGCTGGGTGGATCGGAGGCGGATGACAAGGCCAGTGACGCCGTCAGCAAAGCGACGGCCCGCAGCGCCAGCTTCAATCATGAAGGCATCATCAATGTGGGCACAGGGGGCGTGCTGGCTGGCGTTTCCTACAGCTCGGCTCAGACATCGGCCTATGTGGCCGGTTTGGCGGCGGGAACGCCTCTCTCGTCCTCCACGACGTATGCCCCATCCCCGTTCTCCGACATTACCCGGCGCTGGTCGAGATCCGAGCAGGAGCAAGCCACCAAGGGCGGTGTCTTCCTGCACATCCATGACGGCCGCCAAGTGAAAGTGCTGAAGGGCATCAATTCGCTGGTAACGCTCCGGGCAGGCCAGAATACCAGCTTCAAGAAAATCCGCGCGATCAGCGTTATGGACGCCATCAATACGGATCTCCTGCAGGCAGCCGAAGACAACTATCTGGGCAAGGTCAACAACACGGCGGAAGGCCGTCTCGCGCTCATCTCAGCCATGAAGGCCTACATGCTGACGCTCGCCCAAGGTGGGGTCATCGAAGCCACGGGATATGACGTGATGCTTGACCCGGCCTACCATAGCACGGCCCCGACCGGTGCTGCCCTGCCGGATCAGGTGTTCCTGAAGTGGACGGCGCGGCTTACTGACGTCATGGAACAAATTCTCGGCACGTTCATCGTGCAATAAGGAGCGATCCCATGCTAGATCCAACCAAAGCGATTCTAGGCACCTTCGGACAGGCCTTTATTGGAGGTGTTTGGCAGACGAACATCAACCACCTGGAAGCAAATGTCGAAGTCGAAAAACGTGAGCTAAAGCTCTCCGGCATGACTTGGTCCGCCTTTAAGATGGGCATCAAAAAAGGCACCGGCACGATGAGCGGCTACAAGATCAGCAGCGCCATGATCGAGCAAGGATTCAAAAAGTTTAACATCATCAGCAGGTTAGACGATCCGGAAGCGTATGGCTTCGAGCGCATCGAGCTGGAGAATTGCATGGTCGACAAGGTTCAGCTCGCCAACTGGACGGCCGGTGAAGAAGTGACCGACGAAACGCAATTTACGTTTGAGGGGTTCACCCTCCACGACAAAATCGAAATTTCCTAAGGGGGACTAGAACATGAGTAACAACGAAATGATGACGGAAGAGCAAGTGCTGCAGAAACTGCTTGAAGCTGACTCGGTGCCAGAAAGAGCGGTGCAACTGGCGCGTCTCGGCATCCCGGTGAAGCTGCGCGGATTGACCGGCAAAGAAGTGTTCAACATCCGGGAACGCGCGACGGAGCGCAAAGAGCGCAAAGGCCAGACGATTGAACGGCTCGATGACGAGGCCTTCAACGTCTCGCTGATCGCGACAGCAACCGTGTCGCCGAATTGGGGAGACCCGAAGCTGCGGGCCAAGTTCGGCAGCGCGAGCAACGCCGAGGAAGTCATCAAGCGTGTATTGCTAGCCGGCGAGCTGTCTGCGCTGGGTGAAGTGGTCTTGGATCTCTCCGGCTTCAATACGGAGCTGGAAGACGTAAAAAACTAATCAAGACCGGGCGTATGGCGAGCATGCTGCACTTGATGTGGGTGCGGCATCACCTGCGACCCGGTGCATTTTGGGAGCTGCCTCGCGGAGAGCAGCTCTTTTTAATGGCCTCCATGGAAGTAGAAATGGAGGCGCTGAACCATAAACCGGAAGGGGGCCGGCCTTGAAGGGAGTGAGACAATACGGCCAAAGATGATGAATTATACCGCGTTGACCTAGTCATCGGGACTAAGGGCTACGAGGAGACGACGGCCGAGCTTCAGGCCATGGACAAGTTCATGGCCCAGATCGAGAAGCGTTCGGCCGCGCTAAGAAAGGTCTCGGCTTCGCCTGCTGTGCGATTGAATGACCGCGTGACGGAACCGGTCCGGCGAGCCACGTCATCCCTGTCTACCTTGGACAAAGTCAAGGCGTCGCCTGCTGCCAAGCTCAATGATCAGGTATCCAGCAAAGTTCGCGCCGCCGGAACGCTGCTGACCGGCCTCACCCGTCGCACGTGGCACGTGACAATCCGCGCGAAGGATCTCATTACCGGGACAATTGGGAGCATCAAGTCGACGCTCTTCTCGCTTCCCGGCATGCTCGGGATGGCGGGCGGAATCGCCGGCGGGGTTGTAGCACCCACCAACTTGTCCGGTCAAATGGAACAAGCGAGAATCGCATTCGAGACGATGCTCGGCTCAGCGACCAAGGCCAGGCGATTACTGGATGACCTTCAGGACTTCGCGAACCACACGCCGTTTGAATTCCCCGAGCTGCGGGATTCATCCAAGCGGCTGCTGGCCTTCGGCTTTACGGCCGAAAAGATTATCCCCATGATGACCGGGATCGGGAATGCCGCATCTGGCCTCGGACTTGGCAGCGAGGGGATTGGTCGTATCACGCTCGCACTCGGCCAGATGAAGGCGAAAGCCAAAGTCAGTGCCGATGAGATGCTGCAGCTCACTGAGGCAGGTATCCCGGCCTGGGACATCCTCGCGAAACGAATGGGGATCAGCACAGCCCAAACGATGAAGCTCGCCGAGAAGGGACTCATCCCGGCGACTCAGGCAATCGAAGCGCTGATTGACGGTATGAACCAACGATTCCCGAACATGATGGACAAGCAGTCCAAGTCCTTGTTCGGTCTCCTTAGCAACATCAAGGACACGTTCAACTCCAAGATCCTGATGCGTTGGGGTGATGGCATTCGTACTGCGATCCAACCCAGATTCCAGAAACTATCCGACTGGATCGATAACAACGAGGCCAAGATCAAGCATTGGGGCGACGTTCTCGCCAAGAGCGGTGGACAGGCAGCGGATTGGGTGGGTCGGAAGTTTGAGAAGCTGATATCTCTATTCGACGACCCCACCTTCCAAAACGCTGACTTTTTCGGCAAAATGAGAATCGCTTGGGATAAGCTGATCTCTGATCCTTTCGCGGAGTGGTGGGCAGCTGGCGGACAAGCCAAGGTCAACAACATCGCGGCCAAGATGGGCGATGCGATTGGCGGGACGCTTGGCGGCCTGATCATGGGGGCGCTCGGCGTGGCTGCTGGCGACAGTTCGGCAGATGAGTCGCCTTTCCTGCAGGCGGGCAAGGTGGCCGGCAAAGCGTTTCTTGATGCCTTTCTTGAGGCGTTCGATGCTGGGAAGATAGCGTCCAAAGCTTCAAATGCGCTCGCGGATGTTAATATGCAGGCAATCAAAAATCCAACTAAGGGTAATTTGATTAACGCTGGTCTCGTCGACGCATTTACAATTACACTTGGGTCTATCCTTCTGGGAAAAGTCCTAAAGCCGATCAAGTTAATCAAAGGTTTGTTTGGAAAAGGAGTAGCAACTGGAACTGCTGCAGCAGGGGCGAAGGTTGCGGCTGAAGCAGCGACGCGAGCAGGCGCAGCAACCGTTGCCGAATCCGTTGTTACAAGAGGAGCCGGAGCAGCCGCAGGGGCTACCGCAGGAGCTGCAGCATTTCCAAAGAGTCCCTACAGTCCTGGTTGGAATCCGCGTTATGTTACGCCGCCTAGACCTGGGGTCCCCTTGCCTCAGACTTTTCCAAAGGGTATACCACTAGCCGGAAATCTCGTCCGAATGTTCATCGGCCCAGAAACAGTCCCTTTGATTGCTGGATCATTAATAAGTCAAAATCTTATCCAGCAGGATCTCAATAAAAAGGCGGACTTTAAGTCGATGTATCAGGACAATCCGACTATGCTTGAATGGGGTAAATTACCAGAGTGGCAACGATTTGGAGTAAACAGCGGGGCACCGATCACCCGAGTCCCGGAGCCTTCGGCTAACTATAGCCAACAACAAGTTAACAATGCCGCTGCCTATTTATCCGGAAAGGAAATCACCCAAGAAAACAAAACGAGCCTTATGGTTCACGTCCCAGCTGGAGCTGTCCAGATCAACATGCCGGCGGCCGAGCTTGATTATGAGACCATCATGCACGACATCGGAACCAATTTCGCCGAAGTGATCCGGCGCGCATACGAAAATAAATAGAGGAATTTGCCATTTCGTGGCGAATGAGTCTATCATCAAAGTTTCGTGCGGAGGTCCCCAATGGTCGTCGCGTTTTTAAATGAACATGTATGGGCATTCCAGGTCTTCTTCTTTCTCCTGATCCTTGTATTCATTTGGATGGCAAAGGATGTTATCTGGGCAGTTAAGGAGAACGATAAAAAGAAATTTACATCGTCTGCAGTAGTTATTGCAATCGATGTTTATCTTCTCTTTGCAATCTACTCTATCTAGTGAGGTGCCTGATGGACTTCCTCTTACGCGATTCCGCCGGCGGGCAGTTCACCTTTCCGGTCAATCCGGAAGAGGTGACCATCCGGCGCGAGAAGCAGTACGAAACCGTCAATATCATATCGTTGGGCGAGATCGACGTCCCACAAGCGGAGAAGGTGAAGGAAATCACCTTCTCTTCTTTTTTTCCTGCGGAATACGACGAGAGCTATTGCCGTTACTACCCGGTCAAAGACCCTAAGACGGCTATGGATTACCTGACGACCTGCATGGTGGCAAAGAAGCCTCTTCGCCTCATCATCGCTTCCGGCGACGTCAAGGTGATTAATGCGCTTGTCCTCCTCTCCGCGCACAACACGAGCCTGAAGGGCGGCGAGCCTGGGGACATCTACTTCGAAGTGACGTTCCGAACCTGGCGGCCTATGCAAGTCCGCACCGCGACGGCAACCAAGCCCGCGTCCGCGAGCAAAGCTACGACTGCTGTGCGGTCGGACACGAAGCCGGTGCCGAAGACGTATACGGTCGTCACGGGTGACAATCTGTCTTCCATCGCCAAGCGACTGCTTGGTAGCAGCTCGAAGTGGAGCGCCATTTACGAGAAGAACAAGGCGACCATCGGTTCTGATCCGAACAAGATCAAACCCGGTCAGAAACTGGTGATCCCATGAGTTATCAGGTGATGCTGGCCGGCAAATATCAGCTAGACGACTTGGTCGAGAGCTTATCGCTCGAAGAGGCGCTCGACGAGGTCGCCTATCGCGCGACGATTAAGCTGCTCGTAACGCCTGACCTGCCGCAGCTGGCTCCAGGCCAATCCATTGAGATCAAGGGTACGCCCACCGATGGCACGGATATCGTCACAATCCTTTCCGGCGTGATCTGGGAATGCGAAAGCACCAGCGCCAACAGCAAGCACCTTCAGCTGATCGCCTATGACAAGATGATCTATCTGGCGAAGTCAGACGATGAGCGCCTCATGACCGCCGGGCAGACGGCAGCTCAGCGGCTGAAGAGCTACGCAAAGGACTGGCAGATACCGCTCGGGAACATAGTGGACACCAAGATCCCCCTTGCTCGTGACGTCAAGCGAACGAAGTCCATCTGGGCCATGATCCAGGAGGATCTGAAAGAGACGGCGGACAAGGGCGGTGGCATGTTCCGCCCGCGTATGACGCCGACAGGTGTTGATCTGCTCCAGCTGGGTAGCAACAAGACGGTGTGGGATCTCGACATTTTGCAGGAGATCGGGCAGCGCCGCACGCTGGAAGGGGCCGTGACGCAGGTGAAGGTGTTGGGCACCCAAGCGCCGAAAGCAAAGACTGCCCCGGCCGAAGTCGATACCAGCAAGATGACCATGGAAGAGATCGGCCGCAAGTACGGCGCGACCGTATCTGGAACCGGAACCGGCAAAAAGGCCAAGATGCCCGAACTTCCCTCCCCTGTTCTTGCCGTCATTAAGGGAGAGACAAGCAAGCTCGGGACTATTCAGAAAGTGATACAAAATGACAAAATCAAATCGGCAGCCGATGCGCAAACAGCCGGAAAAAAAGAACTCGGCGGCATCCAGGAAACCTTTACAGTCTCCGGCCCCGACAACAACCTGATTCGGGCCGGGGACAAGGTTAAGCTCGGGGAGATGCTGTTATTCGTTACCAGCGTCAAACGGGACTTGGGTCAGCCGGGTCACATGGACTTGCAGCTTGCAGCTGAGAGCAAGGTAAGGAGGGATTACTATCGAGTCACCGTTTAAACAGATCGTTAGAGCGATGGAGGAGCGCTTCGGCTCAATCGCCCAGCAGGCCGTCTCGGGTGTACCGGCCGAGCTTGGCACCATTACTTCAACGGGCTTACTGCTTGATTCATTCAAGCACGAGCTGAAGGATTATCTCGTCGCGGACTGGCTGGTCGATGTCCAACTCCCTCCGTTCTCCCTGGTCGGCAAGATGAAACAGCCGGTTGATGCCGATGGCAATATACTAAGCACGACGACGACTTCGAGCTGGACAAAGTTTGAATTCAACGAGACGACCATTCGTGAAGTGCGGATGAACTGGAAGGCAGGTATGCAGCCCGGTGACCGTGTACTGGCCGTACCCGTTAACGGTGGACGTGATGTGATCGTGATTTGTAGGGTGGTGGATGCGGGTGGCTAACCTATTCCCGGAAGAAGAGGCCAAGGTGGAAGATGCCGAACAGTCGGCCGCCAACGAAGTCCCATTCGGCCGATCATGGCGGTTCGACTATGATACCGGCGATTTCTTGATGACACCGACTGGCGAGGTTGCTCCGGCCCAGGAGTCGGAAGCCTGGCTGGAATGGTGTAAGAAAGCGATTCGGACGGAGCGATACAAATACCTGGTCTACTCTCACTCTCACGGACAGGAATTCGAAGACTTGATCGGGCACGGCCTGTCTCGCCCGGCCATCGAAAGTGAGATTATTCGAATCACGACCGAAACGTTGCTGGAAGATCCCAGGACGGCAAGCGTTGATAGCTTCACCTTTAACTGGGAAGATGACAGTTGCTTCTTCAACTGCAGCATCTCCAACGTTCGGGGCGATGGATCTACATTAACAGGGAGCGTGGTGACGACGTAATGGCAAAATTGCCTGAATACCTAAGCGAGCAAAATGAAGAAGACATTTTGAGCCGCATGCTCTCCCGCGTTCCCTCCGATGTAGACAAGTCGGAGGGATCTTTTATTTGGGACTCTCTCTCGCCGGCATCCTTCGAGCTGTTTACCGCATCTCTATGGGCGCAGCAAGTGCTGCAGCGAGCATTTGCTTCAACAGCGTTCGGCCCATATCTGGACCTGCGCTGTGAGGAACATGGGGTGACGCGGCGGCCGGCGGTCGCGGCCATCGGCACTGTGCAGTTTAGCGGCGTCGCGGGCACGGCCGTGCCAATCGGAACGCGGGTGGCAACGCTCGCTGATCCGGTCACCAGCTCAGCCTCTATTGAGTACGAGACGACCAAGACCGTATCCATCGCGGAGGACGGGACCGCGACCGTCGAAGTCAAAGCGGTTGAGCCGGGTGCCCGTGGGAATGTCGCTGCCAGTGCGATATCGCTGATGATCACGCCGATGACTGGGATCAGCACGGTCAGCAATGCGGCGGCCACGTCGGGCGGTACCGACGTGGAGTCGGATGCATCTCTTCTAGAGCGATTTTTGATCCGCGTACGCAGCCCGGGAACAAGCGGGAACAAAGCGGATTACATCCTGTGGGCGCTTGAAGTGCCGGGCGTCGGCGGGGTTCAAATCCTGCCTCTCTGGAACGGGCCGGGCACTGTGAAGGTCACCCTCCTCGACTCTGCGAAGCGGTCGCCGAACGCGGCGCTGGTGGCTGCCGTGCAAAAGTATATCGCGCCGGCCGCCGGAACCGGCGAAGGGAAAGCGCCGATTGGTGCCAACGTGACGGTGGCTGCTGCTACTGAGGTACCGATTAACGTCTCGGTCAAGGTTACGCTTGCCGTCGGATTTAGTCTGTCCGAGGTGCGGGATCTCTTCGTTGCCGGAACCGTCGCCTATCTGCAGGGGTTGGCCTTTAAGGATACGCTTGTGCGGTGGACACGTATATCTGCTATCCTGCTGGATATCCCGCCGGTTGTCGATTATACGGATTTGGTCGTCAATGGCGGGACTGTCAACGTGGAGATGATGCCGGGTCAAGTCGCGGTGATCGGGGCGGTGACGATGAATGCGACCTGATGTAGAACTGCTGAGTATCCGAGGCAATGACATGATGACGTACTTGCCGGGCTTCTTCCGGACATCTCGGATCATGTCTGCGATTATCGATAGCCAGGGTGCAGAACTGGACGAGCTGAGAAAGGCGCTTGATGAGACGCTCTCTCAGTACTTTGTCGCATCCGCCACGTGGGGATTAGACATATGGGAGCAGGAATTCGGGATCTCGACTGACGTTTCGAAGCCCATCGATCAGCGTAGATCCGTCGTCCTTTCGAAAATGCGCGGCACGGGCACCGTGACGGTTGCGTTGATTAAGCGCGTAGCTGAAGCCTATGCGAACAGTGAATTGCTTGTAGCGGAGGACTTTCCGGAATACCTGGTTACGATCACTTTCATCAGTGCGTATGGCGTTCCGCCAAACCTGGCGGACATCCAGCAGGCCATTCGCGACGTTCTGCCCGCGCACCTGGACGTCAATTTCGTATTCCGTTATTACCTCTACAGTCAACTCAAAAATAAGACGTATGGGCAGGCAAAGTCCAAAAAATACGGAGAGGTCTACAATGGAGGTCTTGCATAATGGCTGAAACACCGAAATTTAAGTTTCCGCTCCTCGATGACAGCATGACTGCTGACGTGCCTCGCGATTTTAATGCGCTTGCCGCGCTTGTGGAGGCGGCGATTCTCACGAGAGAGGACAGCGTCAATAAAGGAAAGCCAAACGGTTACGCCGGCCTGGACGCATCGGGGCAATTACCCAAATCATTATTTGGATCTGGCATCGACGCGGATAAGTTGGGCGGCTCCCCTGCAGACATAAACCCGAACGCAAACACGATTGCGAAAAGAGGGCCTACTGGAAATTTGGCGGGGCAAGTCCTTGTATCACAAATACCAACAGGGACAGCACCGCTAACGGTAGCGTCCCAAACGGTAGTAACCAACCTGAACGCGGATATGGTGGACGGGTGGCATGTGTCCACAACGGCGGCGGCCAGCACCGTGGCCGGGCGTGACTCGTTGGGTGACATAACGGCCCAGCGTTTCATTGCGGCAATGGAGACGGGCACCGCGCCGTTTATTGTGCTGTCAACGACGGTTGTTCCCAACCTGAACGCGGACATGGTAGACGGGTATCACGTAAGGAATACTGGCGGCGGCATACCACTAGCTAATTCGGTCGTTAGTGCAAACCTCAACGCGGACATGGTGGACGGGCTACATGCCGCCTCGTTTGCGAAGTACGGCGGAGGTGTGCCGGCGTCCACCCTCAATAATGCGGCTACCTTGGACAGTGGAATGTATACGACTAGCGAAGGGCCAGGTATAGGGCTTCCGGGTTCATGGTACCACGTCATCCACATGCGCCACGCGTCGAACGATGGCCACGCAGCACAAATTGCAATCGAGTACTTTAATTCGGGCAGTATGTACTTCCGTAGCGCAAACGGTACAACATGGGGATCGTGGAGAAAAACTGCGAGCGGAACAGACACATGGTCTAGCGAAACTGCTCCAGGAGTTCATAACCGGAATGGCTATCAAAAACTACCTAATGGTTTGATCTTCCAATGGGGACTGGCCGACCCAAGCACTACAGACTATCGCAATACAACCGTGTGGTTCCCAATGACATTTCCTAACTATGTTTGTACAGTTATTTGTACGCCTCATGGTTACGAGAATCAAATAGGTGTTGAAAATTTGACAACGTCTAGCTTTTTAGCACACTCATATTTTTCACCAATTAAAGGTTACTTCTGGTTTGCAATCGGGAAATAAGGAGGCGTGAGTAAATGAGTCAGTATTACGTTAACTTTGATGCTTCGGGGAATGTCTCCGGATTCTACCTCGACGAGCTTCACGGCGATACAATTCCGGAAACCGCTAAACCAATCACAGAGGCAGAGTGGCAAAGATTCACCCATGAAGCATGGAAGTGGAAGTTCGACGGCGAGAGAATCCGCGAGAAAACACAGGCGGAACTCGACGAGGAAAATGCGAACTTGCCGCCGATTAAGAAGTCCCCAGAGCAGCGGATTACGGAGCTGGAGGGCGAGAGCGTACAAACCATGTTGGCCGTTGCCGAAGCGTACGAAACAGCTGTAGCAGACAACGCACAACGGGAACAAGAAGCCGTTGATACCATGCTGGGGCTTACTGAGGTTTACGACCTATTCCTGCAGCAACAAGAGACGATCCAAACGTTACGTGCCGAAGTAGACGCCCTGAAAGGGGGTGTTAGCTAATATGGCTCAAGTATACGCCAACCTAATCCGACGAGGCATCAAGACTATCGAAGACGTGCCGGAAAACAAGCGCGAAGAAGTGCAAGCCATCCTAAACGCCGATGCTTAGGCGGTTCATAGGGTGGCTTTCGCTTTTATACCACATGGGGAGGGGGTGGGGAGACATGGCAGTCGTTTACGCTACATTGATTATCAAGGGTGCTTACACGTTCGACCGAGTACCGGCCAACCAACAGCCGAAGGTCCGGGAATATCTGGCCGCGCTGGAGCTGGACACGGACGGCAAGCCGCTGGAAGTGTAAAACAATCGGGCTCCGCTTCAGCGGGGCCTCTTAGGAGGAAAACGTGGACAATTTCTTTACATGGGAAGTGTTATACACCATTGGCGGGGCTTCCCTGCTGACTTTCTTTATCGTGCAATACCTCAAAACGACACTTGATCGTTTTATCAACTTGCCCACAGATGTTTTTGCGGTCCTTGTGGCTTTCGCTGTTCTAGTTGCCGCTCAATTGGCGCTTGGCGCGAACCCTGCCAGCTGGAAGCTATACGCATTGTCATTCGCAAATGCCTTTGTTGTGTCGGCAGCAGCCGGACATGTTCACGACAAGGTGATCAATCCCCCCGGAAGGAAAGGAGATGAAGAAAGTGCGGCAAGGAATTGA